TAGGGGGGTGGATTAATTGGCTGATTTCCTGGACACTTCAAGGATTGTTAACGGCCATTACGGGTATCTATACCTGGAAGGGGAATGGCAGACTAACGTGACTGCAGTTACTGCGGATGTGGAACCTGACTACAAAGAGGTATTGGTCTGCGGAACCCGCTGGACTCAGCACAAACTTGGCAGCTTGAAAGGAACTGGAACAATTACCGGCTTCAAGGTAACCTCTGACCTCATCCAGCTCAACTTGCCTATCACCGATGACCGGCGTGGGGCTGTGGTCACGGAGCTCATTACTAAGCTGGATGATCCGGAAGCCTTCGGTTATGAGCGCATTCGGCTGAAGAATGTCAAGTTCACAAAGATTGCTCTGGCCAACTGGAGAGCTGGGGATCTAATCGAGGATGAGTGGCCCTTCGTGTTTGAGGGTGTTGAGCTACTGGACCCGATTGAGGGCGACTAAGATTCATTGAGAAAGGAGGGAAACAATGGCTACTGAGTTTGAAGGAATGACGGATGAGCAGATTATAGAACAATTGCTCGGAAAATCTGAACCCCCAAAAGGGTATTACAGAATCAAGCGTCCCGGTTATGGCTACAATCTGGAGATTGATATGCAAGGTCTTACCGGGGCAAAGGTTGGTAAGTTGCGGGAACAGTGTACTATCAAGGAGAAGAAGCGGGGTCGGGTGGCAACCGAATTCGATGAGGAAAAGTTCAACTGCCTGCTTATTTCGGAAGCCACAATCGGCCTCCGGATGGTAATTGGGGATGAAGAAAACCCGAGGGTAATTGAGCTCAAAGGCTGGGGGGATGAGAAGCTTATGGTCAAAGGTAAGCTCTCCGGCCCTGACCAGGTCGTCAAGCGTTCGCTTTGGGCTGGGGAGCTTGATGCCCTTGGAAACAAAGTCCTGGATCTGTCTGGTTATAACATCGAGTTGGAAGACGTAAAAAACTAATCAAGGCCGGGGGACTCGCAGGGGCATTATATGATTTTTGGGTGAAGCATAACCTACGCCCCGGCGAATTTTACAGGCTTCCTAGAGGGGAACAGCTGTTCCTACTGGCAAGTCGGGAGATTGAGATCGAAAGCGCGAGACGTGGGAAGAGAGGGGGTAGTGTAAGTCATGCCAAATTATGAAATGTATCGCATGGACATTGTGGTGGATGTGAATGATGAGCGGGCCGAAGTTGAATTGCAAAATTTGAATAAGGCTATTCAACGTACTGAGAAGGGTGCGAGGAATCTCGGCAAAGCGGATGCTACCCCCCATGTAGACAAAAGAGCCAGGACCGAACTCTCCAATACAGAGAAGGTTTTGGGGAGTGCAAAGAAACGGGCAGATGTATTACACCGAACAAGGGTCAACCCCACGATTTCCATGCAGGACAGAATTACCTCTTCTTTAAAAAGGGTAGAGTCCAATATTGGCAGGCTAACCCGGGGTAGCCATAAGATTGTCTTGGAAGGCGTAGATCGGGTGACCGGCGTGGCAAGGCGGATTATTTCAACAATCATAAGTCCGCTGGCTCTCCTGGGCGGGGGCGCCGGCGCTGCGGCTTCTGTTATTTTCCCTCTCAGCGTAGCGGGAGAAATGGACCGTGCCCGGCGGTCTATCGAGTTCTATTCCGGTTCTATTGAAGCGGGAAAAGAAAACTTCGAGGACTTCGTGAATTATGCAATCGAATCCCCAATCTATGAGTTGCCTTTTGTCACCCAGACGGCAGGACAACTTCTGGCAACCGGTCAAACTGCTGATTTTGCCATGCGGGCAATGGAGGCTTTTGGTAACGCTGCTATGTATACCGGCGCGGGGCTATCACAATTAGAACTGGCTTTTTACGGCTTCAAACAGATATCTGCTGTAGGCACCCTGCAGATGGAGGAACTTCGCCAGGTTACGGAAAACTTGAACGTTCCATTATCCTGGGTGGCCGAAGAACTGGGTATTACAGGGGACGAACTCAGGAATTTAGGGAGCGCTGCCATTCCTGCCGAAAAAGCAATGGAGGCCATTGTACGGACCTTTGAAAAACGTTTCCCAATGAAGGATTTCAACGATGACTTAATTGCTCTTGCTTCAAATGTTAAAGAAAGTGGTAGAGTTATCGTGTGGGGCTTCGGAGAAGGCATGGCAAAGCCTGTCACCAGAATTCTACAGGACCTTACGGGCATCCTGGACCCCGCAAGCAAAAAGTTTACTGATTTTCGGGAACAGGTTAAGAGTGCCGGGGAACAGGTCGGGGAATCTATGGAGCGGGTATATACCCGCATCAAGGAATTGTTCAGCGACGAACGATTCCAGGGAATGAGCTTCGGCGACAAGATTATTTTCCTCATCGACCGAGGGCTTGATGAAGTTAACAATTATCTGGACGGTCCAGGCGGGGAAAAAGTTGAAAGCATATTCACCAAGCTGGGGTCGATTGCAGGGAGGGCCTGGATAGCGAGCTTGAAAGGAACCTTTACGATTGCTGCAAAAGAAACCGGGCAAGGGAATATCTTTGGTGCTCTGGCTTTTGGGGGGCTTTTCTCCCTCTTGGGTGGTGGCCTGATATTACGGGGTCTTTATGGAGCTGGAAGGAAGGCGTTCAGTGCCAGCAGGTGGATAGGGAGGAACATAATAAAACCACCGGCGGTCCCTCCCATCGTTTCCCCTGGGGTTACGGCCACCGCCGCGGGGACTGCCCCCATCCTGAGCTCTGGTGGGAGGATATCAAACATCCCAATCGGGGCCGTCGCAGAAGAAGCGGGACTGGCCGGGGCTGCCAGCAGGGCGGCGGGGTATGGTTCGGAGGCTCTTGCGGCGGCTGGAGGGTTGGTGTCCCGAGTGGGAAGGTTTGTTGGTCGGGTAGCCTGGCCGCTCGCCATAGGTACGGGAGCGCTTGAAGTCGTCTCCGAAAAGACGACTGCCGGAAAAGTGGCGAAGGCTGCCGAAGTTGGTACTGGCCTCGCCGGAGGCTGGGGTGGTGCCAAACTGGGCGCTGCAATCGGCACTGCGATCCTCCCTGGTATTGGCACCGCCCTCGGGGCTGCTCTTGGTGGTATTGGTGGGTATTTTGGCGGCAGGGAATTTGGTAAGAGGTTAGTTACTGTGAAACCAGCAGAGGCTGGAGAAGAGTCCGCAACTCCTCCCCCGGCCGCAGGGATGGCAGATTTCCGACAGTTTGAGGCTGTACAGCTAGAAGAGGCTGCTCAACTTCAGGCGTTGTTAGTACCCGCCTCTCAGGTTACTGCCGAATACACAGCAATACTCGCCAGCTTTAACGCAAACCTTCAGAACCAGGCCACAGAAATCATTGCCCGGATGGGCGCCTGGTCGGAGCAGGCGTGGACCATTACCGGGATTGCAACAGCCTTTTCAGCAAACCTACAAAATATGGCTAATGAGGTTATCTCAAGAGGTTTGAGCTTTGCCGGGGCCTTATCTGATGCGGCTAACCGGGCGGGATCCTTTGTGATGCCGAGTTTTAGGGCGTCGGAGGCAACTCCTGTTAAGCCTCACGCGGCAGGTGGCATATTTAGCAGTCCTCACCTGGGCGTGGTGGCTGAAGCTGGCCCTGAAGCCATCATACCGCTGTCTGAGAGTATGCGGGAACGAGGGTTGGCACTGTGGCAGAGGGCCGGTAGGTTGCTTGGCACCCCCCACCATGCCGAGGATGGTATCTTCGATGCTGAATCAAAGAGGACCCCACTTTCTGAGTACGTAAGGGAGCGGGGGACGGGCTTGAGGTATCAGATAAGTAATATGTTTAGTCCAGTAAGAGCCCTCGACCCGGCCTTTGCTGGAATGGGGGTAAATACTGAACTGCTTTATGAAGGCGATTACCACTACTCAGAACCGGCCCGGCAGGAACAGGAGCTTACCGTCCCTGTATCTATTTCCAACATTATTGCAAACGTTAGTTCCAGCTTTAATGTAGAGGATATTGCCGAGCAGGTTAGTGAGCAGGTCAAGCGGCGAGTCAAGCGGGAAATCACCAGAGAGCTAGCTCAGGCCGTAGAGAACCGAATATAACGTATAAATAATTCCTCCTAAGAATAAATATAATAAAAAGCGGTATAATAATAATAGAAGGTAGTATTAAATAAACTTTTACTTAATTAAATAAACTTCTTACTTAAAGAGAGGGGGTGATCCTATAAAATAAACTATATTATCTAATATATGGAAGAAGAAAATTATTAAAATAAAAGTTTCATTTGCTTCAATAATTTATGGGGGGAGAATTTAATGACGGAATATACAATAGAAATTACTACATATTGCCCTCATAATTGTAATTATTGTTCTACTAAAGCAACTCAAGATGGAATACATATCGATATAGAAATAATAAAACAATTTCTTAATAGTAATAAAATAAAAGCAACAGATAGACTTAATATATCTGGTGGTGAACCCCTTGCTCATCCTAAATTTTGGGATATATTGCAAATGTGTAAACAAATAACTCCTGATGTTTGGGTGTATACTAATGCATTAACTCAAATTAGATATAATACTTCGGTAATAGAAGAAATACGAGTAGAAGCTAATGTTTGTTTAACTCCTGGTGAAGATGTTTATATACCTAAAAATGCCGATAAAGTTCATTTACTTCAGTTGATACCACAAGGTAGAGCAAATAATATGAAAAATATAAATGTAAGTTTATCTGGTTGTGATTGTAGTAGTTGTAATCATAAAGTATTACAAGCTGATGGTCAAATAGTTGAAGCACCTTGTAAGAAGAAATATTAATATAAATATTTGGTTTGGTAATGAAATA